ATCTATAAATACTCATAGAAATAATACTATTTACGGAAAATTACGAGGTTTACTCAAATGTCAGATAAGATTAACGAAAAATTTGAGGAGTTCGTTACCGAGCACAAGGTGATTGTGGAGAACGCGGCAGATCCAATGCCTACCGTTTCTGCAAACGTTATTCCTGGCACAGGTAGTGAACCTTCAGCAGTTTCTGATGTCCAAACTGCTAAGGCAGTTGGTGGCAAAGATCCTGCACCAACCGTTTCTCCATCAGTTGCACCTGGTCAATCTGCAGCAGCAGATTTGGGTGGTAGTTCTACTACTCCGAACGAGCATGATGAAGATGGCGAAGAGAATCCTGGCGCTAAGGCAGCGGCACCTGTATCGCAAGATGGCAGTGTGACCTCAACCGCTGGTAAGCCTGGTAAGGATCCACAACCTAGTGTTGGTGCTGAAGTAGCATATGGCACTGGACTTGGTGGTAATGTAACATATCCAATCAAAGCAGGCTTTGAAATTGATATGTCTAAAGACGTTGCTGCCCTATTAGAAGGTACAGAACTTTCCGAAGAATTTGCAGAGAAAGCAAAGACTATCTTTGAATCTGCTGTTAAAGCAAAACTTCAGGAAGAGTACAACAAGCTTGTAGAACACTTTACTAAAGCACACGCAGAGAAGTTAGAGGAATCTAAGAAACAACTCTCTGAAGAAGTTAATGGTACAGTAGACTACGCCGTCGGTCAATGGATGGAGCAAAACCAAGTTGCTGTTGACCGTGGAATAAGAAATGAGATCACTTCAGACTTCATAGCAGGTTTGAAGGGTCTCTTTGAAGAGCACTACATTTCTATCCCAGACGAGAAAGTCGATGTGGTAGAAGGTATGGCTGAATCTATTCGTGAGATGGAAACACGCCTTGACGAACAGGTCAAGTCTAATGTGAAATTACAAAATCGTCTTAATGAGTCTGCAAAACTCAATATTCTGGCCACTGTGTCAGAAGGACTGGCAGATACTCAAAAAGAAAAACTCGCAGCTCTTGCTGAGGGTCTAGAGTTTGTCTCAGAAGAGTCATTCTCCAAGAAGGTTAAGACCATTAAGGAGTCTTACTTTAAAGAGGCATCTACTGCACCTGCAGAGATTGCTGATGAAACACCAGTAGAAGGAGCATCTGCGGAGGTAACACCAGTAATGGCACAGTACCTTAATGCAATGAACCGCTGGAATTCTTGATAATAAAATAAATCTATTTTTCTCATACGAGCAAATGTTTAACTCAAAAGCTCTAACAGAAAAGTGGTCACCTGTTCTAGGTCACGAAGGTGCTGGCACCATCAAAGACAACTATAGAAAGGCTGTTACTGCTGTACTGTTAGAAAACACAGAAAAGACTCTACGTGAAGAGCGTGGAATAATTAACGAAGCATCCAACACAGTTGGATCTATCGCACCAGCTGGTCTATCAGGCGATAGTCTAGCAAATACCCCCGCTACTGGTGGACTAGCAGGTTTCGACCCTGTTATGATCAGCCTCATCCGTCGTGCTATGCCAAACTTGGTAGCATACGACATCTGTGGCGTTCAACCAATGAGCGGACCTACTGGACTTATCTTCGCGATGAAGTCACACTACCAAGAGAACGGTTCAGCTCTCCGTGGTGGTCCAGAAGCCCTATACAACGAACCCGATTCAAACTTCTCTGCTTCATCTGCAGGTCCAGGTGTTTACAACCAGACTAACGCTTCTGGTGGTTCTGACACTAACCCTCGTGGAGACGGTGGAACTACAGACGCTAACCCAGGTCTTCTTAATGACTCTGGTGCTTACGAGCGTGGTGAAAAGGGTATCGAAAGACAGAGTGCTGAAACTTTAGGTTCAGGTGCTACTCTGTTCAACGAAATGAGCTTCAGCATAGAGAAGACTTCAGTACAAGCACGTACTAGAGCCCTCAAAGCTGAATACACATTAGAACTTGCACAGGACTTGAAAGCAATTCATGGTCTAGATGCTGAGCAAGAACTCGCTAACTTATTGTCTAGTGAGATCCTTGCTGAGATCAACCGTGAAGTTGTTAGAACTGTATACACAGTTGCAAAACCTGGTGCACAAAACAACACTGCTAACGCTGGAATATTCGACTTAGACGTTGACTCCAACGGTAGATGGTCAGTTGAGAAATTCAAGGGACTTATGTTCCAGATAGAAAGAGATGCTAACGCTATCGCGCAGCAAACTCGTAGAGGAAAGGGTAACTTTATCCTTACATCTGCTGATGTTGCTTCTGCACTCGCTATGTCTGGTGTTCTTGACTACTCTTCAGGTCTAACTGGAGCTGGTGGACCTTCCATCGGTGAAGTAGATGACACTGGAAACCTACTTGTAGGTACAATGAACGGAAGAATCAAGGTCTACGTTGATCCTTATTCTGCTAACGTTTCAAACAGCCACTTCTATGTTGCTGGATATAAGGGTTCATCTCCTTATGACGCTGGACTGTTCTACTGCCCATACGTTCCCCTACAGATGCTCAGATCTATTGATCCTAGCACCTTCCAACCTAAGATTGGATTTAAGACTCGCTACGGCATGGTCGCAAACCCATTCGTTGTTGATGGTTCTGGTAACCCTGATCAAGAGACACTTACCGCATCACGTAACCAATACTACAGACGTGTTCTTGTTAAGAACCTTATGTAACCCAAGTTACGATATTCACACAGGCACCCCACAGGGTGCCTTTTTTATGCTTAAATAAATGTACCTAATGGTACTGCATATGAACGGTAGACTAGATAAGGTTGCTATGACTAGCAAACTTATGCAACTCAAAAGAGAATTACATTACAAGTGTGAAATAGGTGAGATGGGTGAATGGGAATGCGAGGGAGCTAATAAATATTTAAATAAATCTCTTGATGTATTAGATGAATACTGTCAATGAAAATTATACACTTATACTATTACTATGCTTAACACCACTCTTAGTGGTGTTTATTATTATGAAGCTTGCTATGTGGTTAACTGAAACGAATTCGTTTCGCAATGAAACTGAAAAACTTAAAAGGATGCAACATGGTCCTTATGAAGTTTGGGATGATGAGGAGGATGACAAATGGGAATAAAACATAGTTATAATAATCCATCAACACCTCGTGCTGACTTATCTAAGGTAGAAGCGGGTAGTGATGATGATGGGTTTGGATTTGCTGGTGCTAAAACTATCATTGATAAAGATGGATGGAGACAAAGAGCACCAGTAAGTGATAGAGAATGCATCCGTATATGTTTACACAACAGTATAAATTTATGTAGTGTTGAAAAAGAACAGGTGAAAAGACTTTACATTAAATATGGAGGTAAAGAAATCATATGATTGAGAAAGGTGATAAGATAGTTAGGATGGTACTACTGAGTCCACATGAAGCAGACCACTTATATAAAAAACCAAACGGTACGTTTTACTGGCAACACCACAGAAAGGATGGTGACACCTATTCTATACCTGAGATACAGATGGAGATGTTCCCACCTCCACCACCCAAGAAGATAGTGATAAACAAAGATGCAGCACATCATAATATACTAGAAAAATATTATGGTAAAGACTGGGAACTTAAACCCGTAGAAGGACTAGGAGATCATTATGACTAAAATAGATACACAAGGAATGAGTGGTCCTACTACTAAGGGTAGTAAGGACAATGTATTTCCTAAAGATGCGGAAGGTAATCCAATCTATCCACCATTTAATGTTAAACCATTACCATTGATTGAACCTAAATTAAGACAAGAATTAAAAGACCTTATCAACGAGGTGTTAAATGAGCGACAAGCATCCTAACGGTTACACAAGACAAATGCTTAAGGATATACTTGGCACATCATGGCCAACTATGCCTGAAGACCATGAGACAGGTAATCAGATGAGAAGAAGAAAGGGACAAGAGATGAGAGCAGGGTTAAGACCCTATCCTAAGTATCCATCAAAGAAAACAGGACCAAACTTTGATGAGAATGGTAAGTATATCTATCCACCAGGATCAGGGTTTAATTGGATGGAAACAATAGATCCTGATTCACCATGGAATTGCACAGGTGGTAAGGTATCATGACATTTATTGTCCCAGAGTATACTTGTAAACATCCTATATTTCCTCATCACAATACTGTTGATCTAATGTATGATGCTCTAAATAATGGATGCGAGCAAAAGGACTGGTATGCTTACCTTGATTTTATAACTAATAACCAATACGATTTTGGAGGAGGATGATGAACACACCAAACTGGCAGCATCACTCTAAGAAGGATGCCAAACGAAAACTTAAACCTCAAGCACTACGTGCTGCAAGAGAAAGACGCAGACATTTAATAAAGCGTTTATTGAACCCCACCAAGCGTGGGGTTTCGTCGTATTGTGGGTTAATAAATAGTAAGTAGCTTATAAATTGACATGTCCGCTAAGTGGTATAAGGAACAACCTTCTAATAGAAATTTCTTAAATCCAATTGGTTTCCTTCTTAAACTGGAAAAGTTTGAGGGAGTGGACTTCTTTTGTCAAACAGCAAATGTACCTGACATTACAATGCCTACTACGGAAGTAGCAAGTCCATTTAGGAACTTGCCTATCTATCCTGGTGGTGGAGTAACGTTTGGTGATTTTTCTGTACGTTTTATTGTTGATGAAGATTTAAAAAATTACTACAGCATTCACTCTTGGATGCGTGACGTTGGTAATGCAGACCAGATGCAGAGAGAAGTATTAGAATCTGACATCTATACACAAGGTCAACTTCTTATAGTTACATCACAATACAATCCAGCATTCGTTGTTGATTTTAAAAACCTATTTCCTGTTGGGTTATCTAATTTGCAATTTGATGCTACAATGACAGATACAGAATACATTACTGCAGAGGTTGCCTTTAAGCACCAAGAATTTTACATTCGTGATAAAAATATGAAATCATTATGAATTTTGATACCCTTTATAATAAATTTGAAAATTTAAGAGAGCAATGGGCGGATGATTCTGCAGTTGACTTTCAATTTAAAAACAAACAATACAGTGCAGATCTGGGACAACTCGCTTTAGACATCCCTTTCCAGCACAATAAATACTTAAACCATTACACTGACATTCAACAGATTAAAACCTCTCTGGAGTTTCAGATCCGTAAAGTGGTTAGAGAGAAGCGTGAGTATTACTCTGGCGAGGCAGACGCTAAGACATACGCCGCTAAACCATTCGGAACCTCAATTAAGACTCAAGATAAATTAAAAGTTTATGTAGAGTCTGATGATGATGTTATCAACCTAGAAGCAAAAATTAAATACCTAGATCAAATGCTTTATTGGTTGGATCAAGTCATGAGACAAATTTCCAACAGAGGGTTTCAGATCAAGAGTGCTATTGAGTGGGAGAAATTCGTAAATGGACAATGACAACCACCATTAATATTAAAAAGAAAAACGAAGTCTACATTACTATACAATCTGCTCAAGAACATGTACATCATGAACTGTCAGATTACTTTTCGTTTGAAGTCCCTGAAGCAAAATACTTAAAGAAGAATCCTAGATACAAATATTGGGATGGAACTATTCGTCTGTACTCACCAGGTACAGGCGAACTTTATCATGGTCTAATGAAACACTTAGAATTGTGGGCCAACGAAAGGCAATATAATATTGAGTACGAAAAGAATGATTGGTATGGGGATATTACAGATGATAATAGGTTTGTCTCTCCTGCAGGTGTTAAACACTTCATGGATAAGATTACTAAAGATGGTATCACTCCACGTACATATCAATATAATGCAGTTTATGAAGCGATAAAGAATAACCGTAAGTTACTTCTTTCTCCTACGGGGTCTGGGAAATCTCTTATGATCTACTCCATAGTCAGATACTATGCTGCCACCGCAAAGAAGATACTTATAGTCGTCCCAACTACTTCCCTTGTTGAGCAAATGGTTAGCGATTTCGCTGACTACGGGTGGGATGCTGATTCTTTTATTCATAAGATCTACGGTGGTAAGGATAAGATTACTGATAAAAATATTATTATATCAACTTGGCAATCGATTTACAAATTCCCCAAGAGATACTTTGATGACATAGATTGTGTCATTGGTGATGAAGCACATCTATTCAAGAGTAAATCACTTACTGGCATCATGACTAAGTTGCATAATGCTAAGTATAGATTTGGTTTTACTGGTACCCTAGACGGTAGCAAAACTCATAAATGGGTATTAGAAGGATTATTTGGTGATTGTGAGCAAGTGACAAAAACTGATTCATTGATTAAAGAAGGTTACTTATCTAAGTTTAGGATAAAAGTTCTACTTTGTAAACATGCTCCTCAGCATTTTGACACATATCATGATGAGATGGAGTATCTTGTATCACATAAAGGAAGAAATAACCTTATCAAAAATCTTGTTCAAGATATTAAAGGCAATACCCTAGTTCTATTTAACTATGTAGAGAAGCACGGAGAGCCACTTTATGAACTAATAAATAGCATCATAGACCCTGAACGAAAACTATTTTTTGTTCATGGTTCAACTGATGTAGAAGACCGTGAAGAAGTTCGCAAAATTACAGAGACAGAATCTAATGCTATCATCGTTGCCAGTTACGGCACCTTCTCAACTGGAATTAACATTAAACGTCTTCACAACATCGTATTTGCATCTCCATCTAAATCAAGAATCAGGAACCTTCAATCGATTGGAAGGGTTCTAAGAAAAGGAGAAGGCAAAGACATCGCAACCTTATATGATATAGCTGATGACATTGGTGGTCAGAACTATACACTCAGACATTTGAATGAAAGAGTAACCATTTATAATGAAGAGAATTTTAAGTATGAGGTTATTAGAGTAAACCTTAGGGCAAACTAATATGGAAGAAGAATTCTATGCAAATTTAAAATTAGTATCGGGTGAAGAGATCATCTCTAAAATATCTTATCTTACTGAAGAGGATAGGATATTGTTGGATCGACCTCTCTCTGTAGAGAATGCTAGAAAAAGACAGGGTGCATTAGAAGTATCAGGATTTCATTTGAAAGAATGGATGAATGCTACAATGGAAGATGAATTTATTATACCTAAAGACAAAGTTATTACCATTACTGAGATTGAAGGAGAGATAGTTGACTTCTATCAAAAGACCCTTAATAGAATAGATAGTGGTAAATCTCTAGCAGGTAGAGGAAAAAAACTGCCCCGTGCTTCGGGGTACGTAGGTTCTGTAAAAGAAATGAAAAAATCTCTAGAGGGTATCTTTAAGAGAAGTTAAAGCTACAACCCTCCTGAACCCTTGACAGAGTTATCCTACTCAGGTTTTGAGGATTTGTCAACCCCTTTTACAAAACCCTTTACAAAACCCTGACTAAGTGGTATACTTGGTACATGATTATATCAGCAACCTAGTGGCATACACCGTAATGGCAAAAAGAAAACAAACCGAATACTACGTCAACAATAAAGAATTTCTTGCTGCCATAGTTGAGTATCGTAACAAAGTGCATGATGCAAAGGAATTGGATCAACCAAGACCTCGTGTCACGAATTACTTAGGGGAATGCTTTCTCAAGATTGCTACACATTTATCATACAAACCAAATTTTGTCAACTACATGTTCCGCGAGGACATGATCTGTGATGGTATTGAAAACTGCTTGCAGTACATTGACAATTTCGACCCAGAAAAATCTAAGAACCCTTTTGCTTACTTCACTCAGATTATATACTATGCGTTCTTGCGTAGGATTCAGAAGGAGAAAAAGCAACTAGAGATCAAAGGAAAGATTTTAGAAAGATCTGGATATGATGAGGTAATGCACACCGATTCTTACACTGGGGATATGCAAGGAATGAATGCTTCTTATTCTGATATGGGTAGCATCAAAGAAAACATAGAAACTAGAATGAACAGATGAGTGGCGATTATGAATCCTATGTATGGTATGAAACCTCCTATGGAAGATTTCGTATCGAGAAGAAATGCTTTAGAACGTGGACTAGCTACTGTGAGAAAGGTCAGGAGATCCTCACAACAGATTCACGGAAAGCTGTCATTCATCTCTCAGGATTCCACTTGGAAGGTGTCGCAACCAACTGGTCAAATGCTAGAATTACTAATCCGAACTTACAATAACCATGAAAATTAAAACACAGTTTTCAACTGAAAAAAGCGATAACGCTAAACCAACAGAGAATCTTGAACAACTCTTAACAAGATTCACTAAGAGAATTGCACAGATTAAAGGACAAGAACAAACAGATAAGACAGCGGAACAACTTCATTATCTTCGTGGTTGCAAAGAGACTATTGAATATCTTATGACTGGTCAGTTACCTAATGATGGAAATCATGATGGTATGAAACATCATAGACCAGTAAAGCATAACGATTTAGATTCACTAGATTAAAATGATCTTTCTATCAAAACCATCAGTGTATACATTACCAGGTACATGGGAAAAGCAAGATGCTATAGTTCACCATTTAAACCTGACTCCTGATCAAGGATTTATTTTATTCTTTGGTCTAGTTGTTGTAGGTCTAGTCATCTATGGACTTTATCTTACACTAGGAGCAGGTAAGAAAGACTTAAGAGATCCTATTGACGAACATGCTAAGATGCATGAGTTAGGAATTGCCCACGGTCATGGTGGAGATAAAGAAGCATATGAAATTTCTGGCAAATTAGATAAATGATTGATGATGATATCAAGATCTCTATCAACCTTAACAAGTTGGTAGAGGCAAGAGCAAAACTCCAAAGTCAATATGGAGATTACTCTAGAGAGATATGCAAGGGTGAATACCTTGATGGGAATGATCTTGATCGTATCGCAACTGGATTGAGGGATACCTTAACTTGGGATGCTCTTTATACTATGGTTGATGATGCTGTACTGGATTACTTGGGTTTAAAGGAAACTCATTATGGTGAGATTCAACCTGAACCTGGTCGTGAAGCATATCTAAATCAGATTGAAAAGAATAAGAAAGACTTTAAGATGGTTGATTTAGTATCACCAGCATGGACAATCCAAGTACCTATGAGGAAATAATGAGACTAACACAAGAAGTCATTCAGAAAATCCAACTAGCAATGACTCACACCAAAATGAACGGTGAGACTAACTGGAAGGATGGTGACGAGATAGATGTCTGCCTTGGTGGACACTTTGCTGGTGATAAGTTCATTAGTATAATCAACAGAACACGTAGTAACACAACTAAAAGATAATGTGGTATGTCATAGGATGGACTATAGTTACACTATGGTTACTATCAAAAATGGGTGTATTTAAAAAATGAAGATTGCATTGATTACCGATCAACATCTTGATGGGAGAAAAGGCAACATCAATTTCTGGAACTTTTGGCAGAAATTTTATGATGATGTCTTTTTTCCTACTCTAGAGAAAGAAGGCATTGATACTATAATTGATTTGGGTGATACGTTTGACAATAGAAAGTCTATGGACTTCAATACATTTGATCGTATTACTGAAAATTATTTTGAAAAGTTAAGACCATATAAGGTGCATATGCTTATCGGCAATCATTGCATCTATTATAAGAATACCAATAAAATTAATTCACCTGAGTTACTTCTTAATCAATATGATAATATTAAGATCTATAAAGAGTCTGAAGATATTGAACTTGGTGGTAAAAATTTCCTAATGCTTCCTTGGATTAATAGGGAGAACTATGATGATGTTTTAAAAACACTTAGTAGTAGTGAGTCTGATATTTGTTGTGCTCACTTAGAACTTGCTGGTTTTGAAATGACTCCTGGTCTTGTTATGGATCATGGTATGGATCCAAAACTATTCCATCGTTTTAAACGTGTCTGGTCTGGACATTATCATCACAAATCAAAACGAGGTAATATTCAATACCTAGGTAACCCATATCAGATGTTTTGGAATGACTACAAGGATACTCGTGGGTTTCATATCTATGATACTGAAACTGATAGACTTAGATTTATCAAAAATCCATACGAAATGTTTGATAAGATCTCCTACGACGACAGCAACTTCGACTACAACAAATACGATGTGTCTTGTCATAAAGACAAGTACATCAAGATCATCGTTAACGAAAAGCGTGACTACCAAATGTTTGAAACATTGGTTGATCGTCTTTACAATGTAGGTGTTCATGATGTAAAAATTGCTGAGACTCTAGTTGAAGTAGATGGTGTAGATGAAGCAGATCTAGAAACCAAAGATACCATGACACTTCTTAATGAATATATTGATGATGTGGAGATGGTTGTAGATAAAACTGATCTCAAGAAACTCATGAGATCTCTATATATTGAAAGCTGCAACGTATCTTAAATGTTTATAGTAACACTAGAGGATCAACCTGATGGTGTATATTCTGTTTTTGATGCAGCAGAAGATAGGGTCATTCCTATCTTTACTGATGTAGATGACGCTGAAAGGTATCTTATGATGCTACAGGATGATGACGATTATCCACCCATGCAGCTTGTAAAAATGGAAGATCATGCTATAATAGACGCATGTCATACTAGAGGACAGAAGTTCTCTATCATAACCCCTGACGATTTTATTATTCCACCCGACGACCAAGAATGATTATTTTTAAAAAGATCCGTTGGAAGAATTTTCTCTCGACGGGCAATGTGTTTAGTGAAGTTGATCTATTAGGTGCCAAGACTAATTTAATAATTGGAAGTAACGGAGCAGGTAAGAGCACCATATTAGATGCTCTTACTTTTTCTTTGTTCGGAAAACCCTTCCGTAAAATTAGTAAGAGTATGTTGGTTAATAGCATCAATGAGAAAGGTGCTATGACTGAAGTAGAATTTTCTATTGGTAAAGTTGAATATAAAGTAATTCGTGGTATCAAACCTAACAAGTTTGAGATCTTTTGTAATGGGCAACTGTGGAATCAAGAAAGCACAGTTATGGATCAGCAGAAAAATCTTGAGCAGAATGTACTCAAGATGAATTACAAGTCATTCACACAGATTGTAGTGTTAGGATCAAGTACCTTTGTTCCTTTTATGCGGTTGCCTATACCACAGAGACGTGAGATCATTGAAGATATCCTTGACATTCAGGTATTCTCTACAATGAATCTTATTCTTAAAGATAGGGTGAGAGAAAATAACGATGAAGTTAAGGAAATAGATTATCAGATTCATCTTATAGAAGAGAAGATTGAGATACAGAAGAAGTATATGTTTGAATTGGAGAAGAAAAATAAAGAGGAGATTGTTCGTAAAGAAAATAAGATAGTTGAATTGTCAGAGAATGAAGACGATAACCATAATGAGATTGTTCGTTTGAATTCTGAAGTCTTAAAACATTCTAAAGAAATGGAAAGGGTGTCTTCAAGTGCAACGAAATTAAAGAAGTTGAACACATACCTTGTTAAAATACAGTCTAAGTTAAATACATGTAGTAAAAACCATAGTTTCTTTTCAGACAATAAAACATGTCCTACTTGTACTCAGGTCATTGATGAGTCTTTTAGACAAGAGAAATTATTTGAAGGACAAGAGGAGTTAGACAATCTTAATGTTGGATTGAAAGATCTCAATCATGCTATCACTAAAGAAGAAGAGCGAGAAAATGAATTCAATAAATTATCGAAGACTGTACTCAGTCTCAACTCTGATATTACTCAAGCGAATTATCGCATCAAGACAATCAGACAAACCATCCGTGATATAGAACAAGAGGTTAAAGATCTAGAGGGTTCAAACCCTGATAAGAAAACTGAGTTTGTTAAGTTGGAAGGTTTAATCAAAGATAAGAAATCTTATAGTGTAGATCTTAGCAACTCAAAGAAGGATCGTGATGTTCTAACAACAGCGTCACAACTGTTAAAAGACAATGGAATTAAGACTAGAATCATCAAGACTTATCTTCCAGCAATGAATCAACATATTAATCAATACTTACAACGTATGGACTTTTATGTCAATTTCATGCTGGATGATAACTTTCAGGAGATAATCAAGTCTAGATACCGTGATGTATTTTCTTACGATAGTTTCAGTGAAGGCGAAAAGTCTCGTATTGATATCGCTCTTTTGCTCACTTGGCGTAGTATTGCTAAGCTTAAGAATAGCGTGGATACTAATCTTCTCATTTTAGATGAGATCTTTGACAGTTCCCTTGACCAACAGGGGGGTTCTGATCTAGGATGGATCTTGCGTAATTTTGATTCTAACACTAATGTGTATGTAATCAGTCATAGGGAGCAACTTGAAGGTAAGTTTGCTAGAACTATAACTGCACAGAAGGAAAAGAATTATTCCATCCTCAAGGAGACAGTTGAAGAAGTGTCATAAGGGTGGTACACAAGCAGTCTCTTTCGTATATACTAATAGTATCAACACACGAGATACATGTTCCACCAAAGACAAGAAATCAGAGGAAACCTTGCTAGACTCCTAGCAACAGAAAACCTAATCGTTGAGCACCGTACCGTACCTACTGCACAGTTTGATGTAGATCGTAGGGTCTTGACTCTCCCCAACTGGGATCGTGCTAGTAACATTGTATACGATATGCTTGTTGGTCATGAGGTTGGACACGCATTGTTCACTCCTGATGATGACTGGACAGTCACTAATGATTGCCCTAAGGATTTCGTAAACGTTATTGAGGATGCTCGCATTGAAAAATTAATGAAGCGTAAGTTTCCTGGTCTTAAGAAATCTTTTGTTGGTGGATATCGTGAACTAAATGATCAAGATTTCTTTGGTATTGCTAATGAGGATCTTGATTCTCTTACTTTAATAGACCGTATCAATCTTCACTTTAAGTGTGGTGCTGATGCAATGATTCCTTTTTCTATTGAAGAGAAAGTATTTGTTGCTCGTACTGATCTTGTAGAAACTTTTGAAGATGTTCTTCAGATTGCTCAAGATGTATATGAGTTCCAAGGCACGAAAAAAGTTGGTCAGACTGAACAACAAACACTTCCACAAGGATCATCAGAAGATAATCAAGAAGATTCTGAAGATCAAACTGAGTCTTTAACATTTAAACCTGAGCAAGGTGAAGGTGAAGGTGAAGAGGACAATGAATTAAATGGTTCTTCTGCTACTGAAGATGGAGAAGAAGAATTGGAAGATGAAGATCTTGATTATGATGATCAAACTACAGGTGGTGCTGGAGATCATTCTCAAACTCAACGTGCATTCGATAGTGCATTTTCTCAACTTTCAAATCCTCATGTTACAGATCCTACATATGTTGAAATACCTGAAAATGTAAAACTAAATGATTTTGTTGCTGATTGGACAGAAGTTCATGGATGGATTGATGAGCAAAAAGAAGAATGCAGCAACTATGATTTCGTAGATGAAAAGTATAGAGAGTTTCGTAAACAATCACAAAAAGAGGTAAACTATCTTGTTAAAGAATTTGAATGTAGAAAGTCTGCTGACGCTTACGCTCGTGCTGGTCAGTCTAAGACTGGAGTCCTTGATACTACTAAACTCCACACCTATCTTTATAACGAAGATATTTTCAAGAAGATAACTGTTCTTCCTGATGGCAAGAATCATGGAATGATTTTCTTACTTGACTGGTCTGGTTCTATGTCAAGAGAGATTCTTGATACTGTTAAGCAACTTATTAACTTAACATCATTCTGTAAGAAAGTTCAAATTCCATTTGAAGTATATGCCTTCACTAATGATTACTATCCTGTTCGTCGCAATAAAGAGGGGTATGATGAATATGCTTCAGAGAATGATCATTATGCAGCAAAGGGTTGTGAAGAAAATAAAGTTTACCTAGGTAAAGGTTTCTTCCACTTAATGAATATGATTTCTTCTCGTTCTAATTCTAAAGATTATGAGCGTATGTGTCTTAATGTTTTTCGTGAAGCAGCATACTATGTTATGCACACTGGTTACAGACACACTATTGGGATAGGTCTTTCTGGTACACCATTAAATGAAGCAATCGTAATGCTTAACTACATCATCCCTGATTTCAAATCAAAGAATGATGTTCAGAAAGTTAATGTTTGTGTTCTTACTGATGGTGAATCTTCAACAGCAGCATACGGTCGCAAGTTTTATAATGAGCATAAGGATGAATATTATGTCCGTCCTCGTCGTCTTTGTGACAATGTTGTTCTTCGTGATCGTAAGACTGGTCGTGTGTATACTCAATTGGATGGATACACATCAAACACTAACACTTTCATTCAACAAATTCGTGATCGTTTTGCTAGTGTAAATGTTCTTGGTTTCCGTATTATGCCTGGTTCAAGTCTTAGTAGATTTGTTAGTAACTATGGTGATCAGGAATTTTATGAGGAAGTACAGAAGCAGTGGAGAAAGCAGAAGTCTGCTATTATTCCTTCACCCATAGCATTTACTGCTCTATATGCTATCAATTCTAGTTCTCTAAATGATGATGTTGAATTTGAAGTTGAGTCTGGTGCTAAAAAAGCAGACATCTCACGTGCATTCAAGAAAATGCTTAAGGGTAAGTCCACTAATAAGAAACTGCTTAGTTCCTTTATTCAGCATGTGGCATAGACCAATTGACAAACTGGTACACAGGTGGTCGCATTGACCACCAAATGCCTTATACTATATTCATACACAACAAAACACATCATGCCATTCGCTCCTGTTCCAGTTACAACTGAAGACCTAGTTACATACCTTACTGATAAGGTTGGTACTGAGGTAAACACAAAATCTTTATTTGAAGCATCTGAACACTTTAAATGTTCTCTTGCTACTGTTAAGAAAAGACTTAAGACTTATAAGCAAGGTATTGGTAAGTGGAATCTTACTGTTCAAGAAAAACTTGAGCAAACTTTCAATGCTCCCGCTGCAGTTTCTGTAATTGAGCAAAACTTGATTCCTCAAAAGGATGATAACTTTGTTCCTTTTGGTAACTTCCCTGATGTTAAGAAAGTTATCAGTTCCAAAATGTTTTACCCATTGTTTATTACTGGTATGTCTGGTAATGGTAAGACACTTAGTGTAGAGCAAGCATGTGCTACTCTAAATAGAGAACTGATTCGTGTTAACATTACGATAGAAACAGATGAAGATGATCTCATTGGCGGCTTCCGCCTTGTTAACGGTGCAACCGTCTGGCACGATGGACCAGTTATTCAAGCTCTCAACAGAGGAGCTATCTTGCTCCTTGACGAGGTTGACCTTGCCTCAAACAAAATCCTCTGCCTCCAGTCCATCCTTGAGGGTAAAGGAGTTTTCCTTAAAAAAATTGGAAGATACGTCGAACCAGCGAAGGGTTTCAACATCATTGCAACCGCAAATACTAAAGGTAAAGGTTCAGATGATGGACGATTTATTGGAACTAACGTGCTCAATGAAGCCTTCCTTGAAAGATTCGCATTAACATTTGAGCAAGAGTATCCTTCACCAGTTACTGAGAAGAAGATTCTTCTTCGTGCTACTGCAGCAGTTGGTAAGCATGATGAAGCATTCTGTGAGAATCTTGCTACATGGGCAGACATCATCCGTAGAACATTCAAGGATGGTGGTATTGATGAAGTGATTTCTACACGTAGACTTGTACACATCGTTAGAGCATACTCTATTTGGAATGACCGTATGAAAGCGATCAAGGTATGTGTGAATCGTTTTGATGAAGAGACTAAGCAATCCTTTATCGAACTTTATGACAAAGTAGATGCTGATGTAAACACTAATGGAGAAGAATCCAATGACCAAACCGTTTGATGGATACCTAGGACACATCCTCTGTCTTAAGGACGGGAGGAGTGTCCGTATTATCGGGGATTGTGGTGATGAGTGGAAGGCAACACATAAAATTGATGTTGTTGACCTTGACGGAAATGAATTTCAATGCTATCATAGTGACATTGATCATGTTTGGAGTGAAAATTGAAGTACAATGAAGGTGAGATCCTTAAAGAGATCTCGGATTATGTGTCCAGCACCTATAGTGCTCACTACAGTAAGAATGGGATTCAAACATTAGATCTCATTGATTCTGTTGGTGATGCTGAAGCATTCTGTAGGTCTAACATTTTGAAATATGCTTCACGTTATGATAGGAAGGGTACAGCACGTAAGGACATCATAAAGATTGCCCATTACGCTATCCTACTTTTACACTTTAGTGACAAGCAAGCTAAGTCTAACCAGATTAACGCAAACAACCCTACATCTTTCTCAGTTGATTATGACAAGTAAAGTAACCCTATCTAAAAAAACACTAGATGTCCTCAAAAACTTCTCAACAATTAATTCCTCAATCGTCTTCAGATCGGGAAGTACAGTACGGACTATATCAAACGCAGAAAATATTCTCGCGAAATTCACTGGCGAGGAAAACTTTCCTACTGACTTCGCAATATATGATCTCAGTCAGTTTCTGTGCGGTATCAGTTTGTTTAATGATCCTCAACTGGAATTTACCAGTGGCGATTTTGTTAACATCCGTGGGGGTCGTCAGTCTGCTAAGTATTACTTTTCGGATCCTGAGATTACGTTAAAGTCTGCACCAGAAAAGAATGTAAACTTTCCTGGTTCAGATATTCAATTCAGTTTAACTGAACAAGATCTGATTGCTTTACAGAAAGCATCTGCTGTTTATAGTTTACCTGACCTTACATTCTTTGCTGAAGAAGGTGCAGAAACTATTAAGATTATTCTTAGAGACAAAGAGAATGATACCAGCAATACTTACGATCTTACAGTTGCTGGTTCTACCACTGGCACCTTTACTCTTGATCTTAAGATTGAAAACATTAGAGTCTTACCTGGTGACTATAGTGTTAAGGTATCTAAGCATTTGATTTCTGAGTGGATTAACCAGAATGTTGACTTGACCTATTACATTGCCCTTGAACCAGTATGAGCAAAAAGTTTCTTTGGGTTGAAAAGTACCGACCAAAATTAACAGATGACTGTATACTCCCACAGACTATCAAGGATGCATTTAAAGGATTCGTCGCTCAAGGCGAATTACCTAATCTCTTACTTACTGGATCTGCTGGTGTGGGTAAGACCACCATTGCAAAAGCATTATGTGATGAGATAGGTGCATCTTACATTATGATCAATGGATCTGATGAGGGTCGTTTCCTTGATACTGTTAGAAACAGAGTCCGTCAGTTTGCCACAACAGTCTCATTGACTTCTGGTGCGTCCCACAAGGTCGTCATCATTGATGAGGCAGATAACACAACCAACGATGTTCAACTGTCTTTGAGGACTGCTGTGGAGGAGTTCCATAGTAATTGTAGGTTTATCTTTACATGCAACTTCAGTAATAAGATTATTGAACCATTGCATTCACGTTGTACTGTTGTTGATTTCAGGATCAAACCTGATCAGGCAATGAAACTACAAGGTCAATTCTTTGATCGTCTTAAAACTATTCTTACAACTGAAGATGTTAAATTTGAAGATAAAGTTCTGGCTAAACTTGTTAGGAGGTATTATCCTGATTGGCGCAGGCTTATCAATGAGTGTCAACGCTATGCTGCTAATGGCTCCATTGACTCAGCTATTCTCGTTGATGTTGCTGATGTTAATCTTGATTCTTTGCTTTCGTCGTTGAAGAAGAAAGAGTTTACTAATGTCAAGAACTGGGTAGTTCAACACATGGACAATGATCCTAGTATGGTGATGCGTAAGGTCTATGATAACATCTATAGTGTTATGAAACCTGCTTCAATCCCTGAAGCAGTTCTTATCATCGCCAAATATATGCGTGACATTGCTGTTGTTCCCGATCAGGAAATTAACATGCTTGCATGTCTAACCGAAATTATGATGAGTTGTGAATTCAAATGATTACTAAAGAAAAACTAAGAAACCAAGTGAAATCTAAATTCTATTACATCTTCTGGGGTGTAGCAACAGGAACAGTTCTACTAGGACAACTATATGTTGGTTCTGGTTATAGATCATTTGCCAGATCATTGAATAGAGTCTTTGATTCTATTGAAATTGAAGTTGGTAGAGATTTTGATCGACGAGGGTTATACTAATGCCATTTGCATATCATTTACCACCAATGCCACCTCATCAAGCAACGTTTGTTGAACATAGGGTTATGGTTCCTGTACATGAGCATGGTATGAAAGATGGAAAACCTTATAGTAAATCTTACTTTGTTCATCCTGAAATAAAGAATCCTTTTTATCAACCATTCTAATGAAACTAGAAACAGCAAAAAAATTGATATCTAATATCAGATTTGGTCAGACCAGAAATGCTGCTAGAAAGAATAAGGGTCAAGGTTTAACTGTCAAAGACATTGAACTTACTCCTGATGATTTGATCAGGAAGTTTCAAGATCAAGATGGTAAATGTCATTGGTCTGATATTGTTTTGGATGAAAGTTACAATTACATAACAAGACATCCATTAGCAATATCTGTAGATAGATTGGAGAATAAGAAAGGATACACATTTGATAATGTTGCTCTAACTCTTAGAGTGTTTAATTTAGGGAAAGCTTCTTACACAGGAGACTTCTCTCATGTAGTTCAAATCATTAAGGAATCTTGGAAATGAAAAAAACACGTTACTATCTGAAATTAGGAAAGTCAAAATCAACCTTTGGTAAGAATGAGATTAGAACTCAGATTGATGAAGAGTACAATGATGCTTACGTAGATCTAGACTTATGGTTCAAAGAATTTAGTTGGGAATTCATTGCGGCAAATAAGATAAAGATTTATATGGACAAAGAGTTGAATCAACTTTATTGTTATGAGAGACCAACTAAGTTCCTACAGAAAGAGTGGGGTCAATCTATGTACTCTATGCACTCACCAGACTTGATGATTGATTATGAGAAAGAGGTTGATCTTGAAGAAACTGTTACTAAACTCCCAAGTGACAATAAGTATTCTAATGGTATGAACTGGAAGAATGTAAACATCAAGGGTGCTAACTCTCGTTTACGTAAACCAACGACCAAATCAGCACCAAAGACTAAACCAAAGAAGGAACAAAAACAAGAACTTTATTATTACCCGAAGGAAAACAATGGCAATTGACAATTTATTTTCAACACCTTTATATTATTCCAATGTTGATAACTATGATGCTATTCAGGAAGAGGTTGCGGGATTAGTAGAAGAGAGTGAGTTTAAAACCAATCCAAATTGGGGTAACAATCACCAACTTTCTGATCCTAATTTTGTTGATAATCCTATCGATAGGATGCAGACTACAAAGAATGAAATCTTCAGGCATGTCGGTAATTTTCTTGAAGGAATTAAATTTCAAGAATCAGTGGATTATGATGGTCAAGCAAACTACGTTATTGCTGCTTCATGGCTTTCTAGATTTGGTAAAGGTCAATACGCACATGTTCATTCTCATGCCCACCATGAAATTGCTGGTGTTTATTATCATAAGGTAAAGGGAGATCAAGGTCAGTTTTTTATTGAGTGTCCTGTACCACAACAGATAAACTCTTTTATACTTCATCATAAATCACAGAGTATGAGGATTACTCCTCAACCAGGTATGATTATGTTGTTTCCTGGATTCCTTAATCATGGGGTCTATGCAAATCAGACAGATGATGATAGAATAAGTTTATCTTTTAATATTAGTTTCCAGAAACCTTATTTTAGATGAGTATCAAATCCTTAAAGACCCCACTACGTTATCCTGGTGGTAAAAGTAGAGCAGTAGTAAAGTTACTACAGTATCTTCCAGACCTTTCTAATGTAAGAGAGTTTCGTGAACCCTTTCTAGGTGGTGGGTCTGTATCATTGGAAATTACAAAGAGGTATCCTCATATTGAGGTATGGGTCAATGATCTATATGAACCTCTTCATAATTTCTGGTGTGAACTACAACATAATGGTGAAGATCTACAGAAAGAATTGTTGGGTCTTAAGGCAGTACATTGCAACCAAGACTCAGCAAGATGTTTGTTTCTAGAAATGAAGGATGTTATTAATGACAAAGAAAAATCTAACCTTGCTCGTGCCGTCGCTTTTTATATCGTTAATAAGTGTAGCTTCAGTGGTCTCACTGAGTCTTCATCATTTTCTGGACAGGCATCAGACTCCAACTTCTCAACACGTGGCATTGAAAAACTTACAGGATATCAAGAATTGATACAGAGTTGGACAATAACAAATCTTTCTTATGAGAGAATGTTGACAGATGAGAAAGATGTATTTTCATACTTAGATCCTCCTTATGATATAAAGGATAATCTTTATGGTAAGAAAGGTGATATGCATAAGAGATTTAATCATGATCACTTTGCTTCTGATTGTGATACCTTTACATCTCCTATGTTAATATCATATAATAGTTCCCAACTTGTTAAGGATCGTTTCAAGGAGTGGTCAGTTGGAGAATTTGCACACACTTACACCATGAGGTCTGTGGGGTGCTATAATACAGATCAAGCATCAAGAAAGGAATTAGTCCTAACAAATTATGAAGTGCGAAGTTAAACTCTATGTTGCTGGAACAGTCTTTACAGAAGATGTTGTTTGTCGCAACTACCAAGAAGCACGTGAGGTTGCTCTTGCAAGAAATCCTAACGCCAGAGTCGTTAGTGTCACCGCTGTTTTTAAATGACTAAACTATGGAGAGTATGGAAGTATGCATTGGGTAGTTTCTCTGACGAAAAGACTGAACCCTACGACAGCTACGTTGTTCTGGTACGTTCTGTTATTTTCATATCTTATCTCGTCACTAACTGTTTTATTATTAGCGGAGTAATCCGCCACTGGAATAATGTACCAACTCAAAGACTATCTTTACTCAATCAATCAATCCAAAAAGAATATACTAGATGATGATAAGGATGCTGTTAGGAAGTATCCTGCTTTTGTTGTAAATAAATGTCTGTCATCATTCACTGATACTATTTTGTTTGTTAATGAGATGAATAAGAATTCTCATCTACCAAACAAGCTTCAGTATGATTTTTTACTAAATAGTGTGAAGCCAAGGAAGCGTTTCTCTCCTTGGACACGTAAAGATTCTATTGATTATCTTGAGTTAGTAAAAGAGTATTATGGTTATAATGACGATAAGGCTCTGCAAGCTCTTAGAATTCTCACCAAGGATCAACTAGATCACATTGCAAAAATATTAAACAAAGGTGGCAGACAATGAGTGATGAGGTTATCGAAATTCAGTGGAAACAAACTGATATGGTAGAAGTGGTTCTCGGTGAACCAGATGACTTTCTTAAAGTGAGAGAGACACTAACAAGAATTGGTGTTGCATCACGTAAAGAAAAAAAGATCTATCAATCATGTCATATTCTACACAAGCAAGGTAAGTATTACATAGTTCATTTCAAGGAACTCTTCGCACTTGATGGAAAGAAAACAAATCTTTCATTGAATGATGTACAACGTCGTAATCGTATTGTACAACTCTTGAGTGATTGGGGACTTCTTAGTGTAGTAAATGTAGAACAAATTTCTGATCTGGCACCACTGAACCAGATTAAAGTTCTTTCATTTAAAGAGAAGAACGATTGGACATTAGAAAGTAAGTATAATATCGGTAGGAAGAAAACCGAAACATAAATTCGTAGAGACCGACTTGTATAATTAATATCATAATGATTAAATACTATTGCGATGCCTTAGGGGTCGCATTAGTAAACGTCGCTTTTATAGGACAATGGTAACATTTAATTGGGAAACATATAACCCATATTCAATCGGACTTAATGAAACATTCAGTAGACTTGAAGCTATTGCAGGTAGTGGATCTAATTACCCTCCGTACAATGTGGTTGACGGAAACAATGGGAGAACCATACTTGAAGTTGCTCTTGCAGGATTTAGAACTGCAGATATTGAAGTCGAAACTGAACGAAATGTTCTAACAGTCTCTGCACTCAAGGCAGAAGATAAAGAACGAAAGTATTCACATAAAGGAATCTCAGCGAGAGCATTCAAACGCAACTGGCAAATGTCAGATGACGTAGAAGTTGAGAAAGTAGATTTTGAGGATGGTCTACTAACCATTACTCTAAAGAAAGAACTACCCGAAAAACAACAGCGTAAGAAGTGGTTCTAAATAAAATATCAAGGGGCACTTGACGGTGCCCTTTTTTAATGGTAAAATATAAGCAAACTCATTCCGACTATGGCAGTATCTATTCTTACATTAAAGACTGGTGATCGTGTCATTGCTGAGTTGAAAGAGATCTTCGATGAGGAAGGTGCAGACCGTAAAGGTATCTGTCTTCTCATGGAAGAACCATACATCCTAGAACTAGATGGTTCTACACCACAGTTTCTGACAGAAGCAGCAGGTGCAGAATATCAGATCAGGTTTAGTAAATGGAATCCATACTCTTCTGACTGGCAATTCAAGATCCCTTATGATAGTGTGATGACTATCAGCAATCCTGAGAAAGGATTGGAAGAAGCATACAAAAACAAAATTACTGAAAAACGAGAGGTATACGGACAAAATGACCGAGACACCACAGGAGCAGACACAACAACAGACTCCACCACCACTACGGACGAACCACAATATTCGCCTGGTGATGCTATCGACTAAAGAAACAGTTCTCTGTTTGTTTGGTGATGTTAAAGACAAAGATGATAGAGTGGTTGGATATAAGATGTTATATCCTTTTACTCTTGCATTGGGTAAGACAAATGAAGATGGTACTATACCCATCACATATTCTCGCTGGTGTCCATACACTCCTATTCAGGAGTTTAAGGTGAATGGTGAACATATTGTTAGTGTAACATTCCCTGATGATGGAATACTTACCAACTATGTGGGTGAACTAGCACAATACAATATTACTGACAAAGATCTATTCTTTACTGAGGAAAAAACTAATGGAGATAACAGCGAACCTAATCAAGCTGCAGAATGAGTGGATCGTTGCTCAGGTAGAACCAATAGAAACTAGTGACACTTTACCAGGTGACCCTGATGTATGGATGATTGAACCTTATGTGGTAGACTCAGAGGGTCAACTAAAAGCATGGGCAGAATATTCTTCTGAGCGTGAGTTTAATGTTAGATCTTCTGATTTGACCGTTGTTACTAATCCAAGTAATTCATTACTTGCTCGTTATCTTGAATGTCTTGAATGAATTTTTACACTAGTGTAGAGCAAGCAGGCAACCGTCTGCTTGTCCGTGGTTATGAGAATGGCAATAGGTACAATGTGAGGGTTCCTTTTAACCCCACGATGTATCTGCCTACAAAGAATTATTCAGAATGGCGTACACTAGAAGGAGACTGTGTAGAACCTCATAAGTTTGGATCAATTGCTGAGGCAAGAGATTTTGTAAGACAGTACAAGGAAGTAGAAGATTTTCAAATATATGGGAACTCTAGGTTCTTGTATCAGTATATTGCTGAACAGCATACAGAAGATCAGATTAAATTTGATAGCACCAAGATCCGTGTCTTTACTATTGACATCGAGACTGCTGCTGAGAATGGATTTCCTGATATAGAATCTGCTGATCAGGAGATACTTGCTATCTCAATCAAAGATAGTTTCACTGGTCGTATTACTGTGTTCGGAGCACGAGCATTTAATAATACAGATCCTATGGTGGATTACATGCACTTCAAGTCTGAAGATGCTATGCTTAGTGCATTTCTTTCATACTGGCAAGAGAACTATCCTGATGTTATTACAGGATGGAACGTACAGTTGTTTGATATGCCATACATACACAATCGTATTGATCGTGTACTTGGTGATAAGTTTGTAAAACTTCTTTCTCCATGGAGATTGGTATCACAACGTGAGATCTTTATCAAAGGTCGTAAACAATTTGCTATTGATACTCTTGGTATTTCATGTTTAGATTACCTTGAGTTATACAGGAAATTCACTTATACAAACCAAGAGTCCTATCGTTTAGACCACATCTGCAATGTGGAACTAAATGAGAAGAAACTAGATCACTCTGAGTTTGATACATTCAAAGAGTTCTATGAGAACGATTGGCAGAAATTTATTGAGTATAATATTCATGACGTTCGTCTTGTCGATAAACTAGACGATAAGATGAAACTGATCGAACTTGCATACACCATGGCATATGATGCTAAGGTAAATTATGAAGATGTGTTCAGTCAGGTTCGCATGTGGGATAACTATATCTATGTGGAACTGTTGAAGAGGAACATTGCTATTCCTCCTAAGACACAAAATGATAAAACAAAGAAGTATGCAGGTGCTTATGTCAAGGAACCGAAACCAGGATTCTATGATTGGGTTGTTAATTTTGACCTCAATAGCTTGTATCCTCATCTTATTATGCAATATAATATTTCCCCAGAAACCCTCAGAGAGGTTCGCCATCCCAGTGCGAGCGTTGAAGGGATCTTAAAGAAAGAGACTGAGATAGATGGTGAGTTTGCTGTGTGTGCTAATGGAGCACAGTACAGTAAAGATAAGCATGGTTTCTTACCATTGATGATGCAGAAGATGTATGACTCTAGGGTCATCTTCAAGAAGAAGATGATCAAAGCAAAGCAAGAGTATGAAAAGAATCCTTCTATTGAACTGACTAAGGAGATTGCTAGATGTAATAATATACAGATGG